ATTTACGATTTATTGTAGGGTCGTTATATCTGTTCTTTAACTGTTTAATCATCATTTGTCCGGCTTCTTCTAATTCTTCAGTTGATATTAAAGCTAACATTAAATCAGCAGTGGCTGGTAAACCAAAGGATTCTGAAGTATCTTCTAAACCAATGTCAGTTGAAACGAAACCAGTTCTGGTCGTTTGAGTTGCCGTGAATATAGGAAAATTACACTCGACTGCAAGACCTCTTAATTCTTCTGCAATCGATTTTATGTAAGTGTATGAGTTTACATTTGCACCAGGTTTAAATCTTGATGAAGCACAAATATTAATATAATCAATAAACACAATATCAGGTTTAAATGTTTTCTTTAGTGCAAGTTCATTTATTAAGGTTCTGAAATGACCTGCATGAGCAGACGCAGTAGGATATTCTTTTATAATTAATTTACCAGTAGTCTTACTCGATATTTTTGTAACTTTATCTGTAAACATTTTTCTATTCAAAGATTGTAAGTCTTCCATAGAAACATTAATTAAATTAGCATCTATTCTCTCTGCTATTCTTTCTTCTGCCATTTCCATTGTGATATACAAAACATTTTTATTTAATGATAATATATGAGAGGCTAGATGACACATAAACAAAGTTTTACCGACACCGGTACCAGCCAAAGCAACATTCAAAGTTTTCGGAGGCAAACCACCTTTTGTTATCTTATTAAAAAAATCAATATCAAAAGGTATCTTTTCTTCTTTAGTATGGTAGAAATCAAATCTACTATCAATGTCTTCTAGATAATCATGACCGACAGAATTATCAAAACTTACTGCTAGTGCATCAGATAAAATATCAGGTATTGCTTCTGGTGACCTTCTATTGTCTTTACCTTCGATAATGTGAATACCATCTAATACAGCATTGTGTATTGCACGGTCTTTACAAAATTTTTCAGTTGTATTAATTAACCAATCTAAATCTACGTCTTGAGGATTTAACGATTTGATAACATCTACAATACGATTATATTCTGTTTCGTTTAAATCTTTTCGTTTTTGTAAATCTATTTCTAAAGTTTCTCTGGTGGGATTTTTATTATATTCTGTAACGAACTTTTGTATCTCTTCAAAAATAGTTCTCTCAGCACGGTCTTCAAAATATTCTTTACGAATAAATGGTATTACTCTTCTTGTATATTCTTCGTTGAAAACTAAATTACGAAGTGCTGTTCTTTCTATTCTTTCCGATTGTGCCATTATCTACTTCCCTTTCTATATTATCTGCAAGAATATCACCAATAATTTTTACAAACTTTTCGTTGTCTGTATCAACATTATTAGGATTTCTTGCAACATTGTAATCAAACTTTAATCTCATATTATCATTCTCTTCAATAAACTTTACTTTACCGTAATAGTAAATTACATCTTTATATTCACCCTCGGATATTTGAAATCCAGTAGAGTTTATTTTAGGATTTTCTACGAAATTATATTTAACTGATGCCATAAGAAAATTCTTTTTCAGATGCTTCGTTTAACTGTTTCATTATATCTTCGGTAAAATATTTTTGTGGTTCATTATTAATAGTTTTAGCATATTGTTTTGTACCATCAGGCAATTCAATACGAGTTGATACTTGTTTGAATATACCATGTTTGAGTGCTAAATCTAATAAACCATAATATCTATCTAAACCTTTTTCATAACTTAGCCTAACATCGACCATAGAATTTTCTTTTGATAATCTAGATTTGTGAGTTTTACAATGAATTATATTACCCACGACTTCTGAGCCATCTTTGTCTTTTTTCTTTGATAAGTAAATAATTGTGGAAGCCGCATACTTTAATCCTGAGCCACCACCCATTTCTTTTTGAGGGAACATAGAACCAACAACATCATAAGTATGATTTGTAATTACTAATGGAACTTTTGCTTTACCTAGTTTCAAAGTTAATACTCTAAATGCAGCTTTGACAACCTGTGCTCTAGTCATATCTCTAGTTTCTTTACCGGCTTCTGTGTCTTCTACTTCTTTTGTAGTTGACAACATACCTAAACTATCTAATACTAAAAGTAAAGGTTTTCTATCTGCTTCATCTTGTTCTAAATAACTATCTAATACTCTTAATGATTGTGTTCTAAATTCTTGTACTGTTGTTACAGGCATGACAACCATACGTTTGGTATCAATACCTCTTTTTTCAATTAAGTCTTTTGTAAGTGCACTTTCACTTTCAAAATATATAACACCTGCATCAGGATTATTTTCTAGAAAATGTTTACACATTCCCAAGACAAAAAATGTTTTACCTGTTGCAGACTCACCTGCAAGTGCTGTAATTTTATTTGCAGGTATGCCTCCGTGTATTGTGCCTGATGCAAGTGCATTAAAAATATATGAACCTGTATCAATGAATGTTGAAACATCACCGGCTTCAACACCTTCGTTTACAATGGAGGCAAACTCGTTTTCTGTGTCTTTAATTACTTTCTTTAGGAAGTCCGTCATTTTTATTTTCACCTTTTTCTGTTAAGAATTGTTTTTCATTTTCAACGACTTTAGTTGCAAAATCTAATTTATCATATACTTGACCTATGGCTGTCATTTCTGATGCTCTGAACGCACCTCTTTTTGAAGCTATGTCAATTATATTTTTTAAACTTATTAAATCACTCGGATTAAGTTTTTGTTTTTCAAGTTTATCCATTATGTCATTCATGTTTTTTTCTTCCTATTTATTTTCATGTGCCCATGCGAGAGCTTCGTCTTCAGATTTAAACCTATGTTCATTACCATCATGGTCTTCAAAAATAATTACCGAACCCCATGGTGACTTTGATTTAAAATAAGTTTTCCAGTCATTACTTTTTTCTGAAGTTTTTTTCTTCGCTGGTTGTTTCTTTTTTCTTGGCATATTATTCTCCTATTATATCATATTTATAAAAAATTATCAAGGGTATTAACTTGTGAAGATTCATAGGCTTTTTTCCATGATATTCTTGCGGCTAACTTATTTCCCTTAAAACCATCGTTTGCCTCTTTTTCATATAAATCAACAAACTGTGGAAATTTATTTTTTAACAATTTCATAGAATTGTTATGGTCGTCTATTGTTCTTTCAAATTCACAACCACCAGGTTTTGCTGTCATACCTGTGTCCACTCTATATCTTAATGATATTTTATTTTCATGGCCCATAGTGAGTAGTTGTAAGGCAACATTATAATCTTCAGATACTTTTAAATCTGTCCAATCTATTTTATCAAATGGTAATTTGTGACCGTTATAAAAAACATTACCACTTGGTCGACCACAGACTTTAAAATCTTTATCTCTTACAGGTGGGTTCCACGTTGCCTCTAAACCACCGAAGGTATAATAATCTAATACATTATCCATCAAGTTAAACATATCATCAAATTGTTGTTCACTCATTGGTTGATTTGATTTACCCTCTTCGTTTTCTCTTCTTGTATATAAAAAAGATAAGTCATCATCTAACATACAGTATTTTATATTTTGAGATACTTCTGCAACTTTTCTTCTAGTTGCTGCAATACCAAAATCTTTCTCTTCTAAAATAATTTTATTATACTCTCTAAATAAATTTACTTCTTCGGGTCTTAAAACAAAGAATACTTTTTCTTGATACTTTTTAGGTAAGTTTTTAAAAGTAATTTGTTTATCAGCTCTACCGTATGTTAAAATATAAATCTTATCTATCACCCAAGAAACTCCTCTAAATTACTAGCAGTTTTCTTTGCAGCAACACCGATTAACTTTTCAGGTTTACCAGTAGGTCCTTTTGTTGCAAGTCTTCTATCACAATAACAAACACAAGAATATCTTGTGCCTTCACCAGATATTTCTGATACGCCATGTAGTTGATTACTGTCTGCAATAACAACAGAATTATCAGGTGCTTCGATAGCAATTCTATATCTAGGAAAAACTAGATATGCACCGTCATAGTCACCTTGTCTGAATACACACATGGTTGTTAAACCTGCATCAGTATCACCACTATCAAAATGATATGACATTGATTTGGTTATAGTTTGTGAACTATATCTATTGACACTTAAAGTTGTCATAGGACTATCACCAATTCTCCATTGTGGTTCAATACTAGTTTCTGCAAATGCCTTTTGTGTTGCATGAGTTTCTGGGTCAATCTTTGCAAAGGCATTTTCATTATACTCTGCAATCTTTTCTAACTTTTTAAAAGTTTCAGCATTCTTTTTATCTTTAGTCCAACCTGAACCATCGATAGCACCGGTAAATCTACCTCTCTTATAACCAATCATAAATGAATGTATTTGATTTGCATATGCAATCATACCCCATTTACCATTTTTCATTTTCTTGTAATAAGAGTTTTCATTTTTCATTTTATAATCAACGCCAAGTTTCATACCCATTCGTTCCATTTGTGCATGGTCTATTGGCCCTGCTGCGTTGGCTCTCATCTCCGATGTTTCGTTAATATTATAAAGTGTGTTTCTAACTTCATCATCAGGATAAGCGTTAACTACTACATGAGCAAGAGGTTTTCTCTTACCATCTAAAGTATTACCTGGTTTGAAAATTGAAAAGTCCTCATCTTTTACAGAATAAAGTTTATCCCAATCTTTTTCATTTGGCCACTTACCACGATGTGAAGCTTTAGTTTCTTCATAACCGTAGTCATGTTCTAAATTAATGATTTGTGTCATTATGCTTCTCCTTATATGGTTTTAATACATTACTATATATGCTTTTTGAGAGATAGTGCATTTGTAAAGGTGCTACCATTAGACCTATTCTTGCTAATCTCTGCCCTAACTTACCTGTTAAAATAAAATCATCAGGTAATGTCATTAGTCTACCAGCTTCTTTGGTAGTAAACACCCTATCTTCACCTGGGTGTAAATGTGCTGCAACACTTGGTTGCAAACCTGTTTCAAGTAAAGTGTGAGATGCTTGATTCCAAGGTACTCTTCTAGATTGAAAAAATGAATTTTTAATTTCTTCTTTTTTTATCTCACCCTTTTCATATAACTCTTGATAATGTGGAGTGACAACATCGTCACCAACTGACATAACTCTATTAGGATTCTTTGGCAGTTTAACTAACCATTTATACTTCGAAGTTTTTTTCATATATTCTCTTAATTCTTCTGCCTCTTGTTTATTAAACTCGTTATCTTGTAAATCTGCTATTGCTGTTCTTATGGATAAATCCTCATCTATTGGTTCTGGAAATACATTGTTAATCGTCATAAAGTTTAAACCAACATCTTCTAATACATCATTTCTTATACTAACTATAAAAACTCTTTCTCTTTTTTGTGGTACACCGTAATTTACACCACTCATAACTTTGTATGTTGTAGTATATCCGATACTTTCAAAATCTTTAACCATTTTATTTAAATGGTCTATTGCATATGACATTGTTAAACCTTTTACATTTTCACACACAATAACTTTTGGTTGAATGTCTTTA